CGTTGGCGTGCGTCACGCGAGCCTTGGCGGCAATGTTCCGGCCAGCTCGCCGATGGGACAATTGAACAAGAAATTGAACATGGGTGGCTTATTCTAGAAACTACCGGGAAAAACTTGACACTTACCAGCGTGATTTGTGGTTTGCCAATGTTGTTGTCTCGAATGTAGGCTTGGGTGATTGACCGCAGGTCATCCACATTGTCGATGTTGTAACTGCTTGCGTCGAAATTGACGATGCGCTGATGCTCGTATTGCTGACCATCTGGCATCGGTACGGCAATGTATTTTTCTGGCAGGGTTACCGTGACTTCAGTGGCTTCCGCGGTCATGTCATCAGCGGACCCACTGGGATCAACATCGGTGTTGTTGTTGAACGTTAGGTAGTCAGCTTCAAGCCATTCGTTTGTGCCGATGTTGTACCAAGTAGCACCACCAGCTGTTCCTTGGCCATAAATCGTGACCTGATTGCCTGTGGTGTACTGCTTGACCCGAGTATTCCACACGCCCGGAGAATTGTAGCTCCACACCGTGTCGGACGTGTCGCTGCTCGTGTCACTGCTGCTGTCTCCGCCAACTGGTTTTGGTTCTACAGCGTTAGCGGCTGAAAAATCCATGTATTGACCATCGATCCATTGGCTTCCGCCAAGGTCGTACCATGTGCTGCTGCCGCCACCAGACGCTTCGCCGTAAATTTGCCAGCGAGTGCCAGAACTAATCATGCGGACAATTGAGCCGTTAAAGCTGGGCCGGTTCCACAGCGCAATCTTGCCTTTATCGACCTTTGCTGTGCCGATCCCGCGTACTTTTTGGTAGGCATAGTCTTTAGCCTTATCCAGCGAAACATACTGTGAATTGACCCATTGATTGCCGCCCAAGTTGTACCAAGTTTGGCCTGATTCATCGGTGGCTTTGCCATAAGCATTCCACGCCGATCCATTGGCCATATATCGACCAGTCACATGCCGACCAGCCCATGGACTATTCCAGATGGCTACCTTGCCGGGGCCTACGTAATTGACTGTAACGACACCATCATATTTAGAAATGACACCTGGCTTGTCAGCCAAACCAGCTGCGACCGTTCCCTTGCCTGTGGCCTTGTTGCCCACGGTGCTGGGGAACTGTCCTGTTTGGCCTTTGTCAAATGACAGATAGTTGCCGTCGACCCATTGCTTACCGCCCAGGTTGTACCAAGTGTGGTCATTGACTGTGCCAGTTTCGGCATAGCTATAAATTTTGAACCGGTCACCATTATTTAAGTGCTTGCCAGTCGCCACTTGCCCTTTGAATGGAGTGTCAAACACGGGCAACCCGCCTGTGCCAGCATACTGGATCAGAGCTGTACCACTCAGTGCAATAACATTACTGTTGTCGCCAGTGCCGGTCTGACCAGGCGTATATTTACTGATTGGGCGCACAGCAGTATATACGTTCTCGGTGGTGTCTGTGTTCTGCAGTGACTTCAAATGTTTTCCGTACTTGATAACGATACCGGTATCCCGTCCGACATTCTTTTCAAAGTGCCATTCGTAGTTGTCAAACCACCATTCGGCATTGTAAAGAGACGTGAAGGTTGGATTGCTACTATCTCGACCAAAGAGAAGAGACTGAGCGTTATCTACTTGTGTAGCATCCCAGTTAACAACTGCAACATCTGTGATTGATGTCACCATATTAATGTCCACCGGTTCGGCCAAGTCGGCTAAGAACTCTGTGAACAACTGGCTAGGATTAGCATTGGCAAGAGAAAGGTCGCGTGTAAGAACATTGCCGAACAAATCGGCTCCCACATGGGCAGCCATTACAGTTATCTGCTGAATACCGTTTTCAAAGTCGATTGATACAGAATAAATTCTAAACATCTGCCGCAAATAGTTGTCACCGGCATCAGCCAGAAGAATACGGTCCTTTTGCAACATCTCAGTGGCTTGTTCAGAATAGTTGACAATCAATGTCATTTGGGGTGCACTGTCATATTTCGACTCAACTACACAGCTCACTACATCTGGGACGTGGCCGAGTCCTAGTGTGTCCCTATTGTCTGTGCTGTGCTCGTAAACCAGTGGAATTTTTAAAGCAGTGTCCGCCATCTTGGCATCACCTCCAATGTAATATTTGTAAGTGTTCCGAACGTGTTCTTGCCAGTAGAAAGAACTGGGAACACATAGTTATCGAACTGTGCCATGCCAGGTTGATAATTGTTAGCCGCGTCGTAAACTTCTTCGGTGTCTGAATCAACATACAGGTCGCCATTGAGCCCCAGGAAGTTGTACGTGACGCCGTTCAGTGCAAAACTGCCATTGCCAGTGCCCTTAACGTGCCATAGTGGCAGTGAACTATACAATCGCGGATTGTTAATGATCAGCCCATCGCTCACTGCCTGATAGTGATCACTGCCAGTTTCATAGGCATAAGGAACGAGAGAAAACGTCACGGAAAATGAAATGGCCACTCCAACTTGTATCGTGAATCCAGATACAGCAGTCGGAACGGCCATGTAATAAAAATCAGGCTCCCCATCATACATCAGCTTTCCATATTTCTTAGGCTCAGCGCCCCATATCCAGCTGCTTACTTCTCGTGAAAGCTGCGCGGCTTCCTCGTATGGGTGGCTTGTTCGCTTGGCAAAAGAAAATATCTGTTCAACATTGTTGTATCGATTGTCGGGCGTAATACTCTCGACGGATCGCCCAGGAATTTCGGTGAGTGTTGAGGAATAATTCGCCCCGGCCCACTGATTGTCTCCATAAACAAGACCGAGCCCTAAATTTTTGGAAGATTCTCCAAGGTAAGAGATTCCTGCATTCTCATCACATGTCGTCAATTATCTCCCTCCTGTTCTTGTGGCACTGTAAAGCGTCTGGTGGCCCGCGCGACTGATTGCAGTCTCTATCGCATGGATCATCTGGCTACTATTAGCAACTAATGAACCGCTCTTCTGCTGTCCTTGTTCCTTAATGACCTGGATCATGTACCGCAGTAAGGCATTGCTCTTGTTGATTTGATCAGGCAGCCCACTACTGGTGTTACCACTGCCGCCTACGATCCCGCTAGGCAACGTTCCGATACCATTTGATATTGCAATGGCAGATTGTCCCTCCATTTGGTTTTGCAACGTCTTGGCAAATATGCTTTCAGGATGGGTTTGCGCCCGTTCTTCAATTGCAGCTGCTAGCAGCTCATCAGCATTGGCTTTCGTAATATTAACAACGTACTCCGTCCCGTCTTCTGCGATCACGGCTGGGGTCTCTTTCGTGTACCGACCACCCATCGCCATCCGTGGTGCGCCTTGCGGTCCGTCATGTTTCCAGTCCCATTTGTACATACCGCCCCAAGATGGATAGGTAACGTACCCAATGGAGTTCCGCCAATCGCTGTTATTAAAGAAATGGACAAAGTTATCCAAGACACTGCTCCGATTGTTGTGCCCAGGAACATTGTAATAAGACCATGTGCTTGGAATATATTGCAATAGCCCAACACTTGCCATGCCAGCCTTCGCATTACTATCGGTCAAGTTAGCTGCACCAGAATTGCCACCTGATTCGCTCATCGCAACATTGGCTAACTGTTTGATGAATTGGTCAGATGGGCTGACGCCCATAATTTCGGCGGCCCGGCGTGCAATTGACTCTAGTTCAGGCAAAGACTTCAATGGACCGTTACCGCCAGAATCTTGATCGTCTTTGGCTTTTTTGAATAGTGACGAAAATGTGTCTTTAAATCCTTTTTCGATACTCTTGACAGCATTGCTACCATAATCAGATCGCATTGACGACCATTTTTTACCATCATTTTTTGTAACCGTGTCAAAACCGACATGATCTTTGATCCAGTCCCAAGCACCAGTAACACCTTTGCTGATAAACTTAGCAGCCGACCCAAAAGCGTTAGCGATGGACGAACCGATCGTGCCGGTCGCTTTCTTCACCTTGTCAAAAATATCTGAAATCGTACCAAATACACCATCTGCGTGATGGGGCAAGGCACTTGTCAACTTAAGAAACTCTTCTGACTTGTTGTGGGGTAAAATGCTGGTTCCGGCAGGCAGGAATGTAGTTTCCATGCCGTGCACCCCGACTGGGAATATTCCCATACTCGGGTGATGAGCCAGCTCAAAGCCTTCTTCACCAACAACGGCCATTTGGTCTTCAAGAGTGCCGCCAGTACCAGCTGCATAGCGTTTCCAGTGGCCAGAAGGCTTTTTCCCCCAAAGCTTTCCTACCCAATTCCACGCATCAATCAGGTGATTCCAAACACCGGCAACATTATCCAAGAATCGATCCCAAATGCTCTTAACATCACCTGTTTCTGTGTTGACAGCGCCCTTATGCTCACCAGCCTGTTTTGTGGCTTCGGAAACAACTTCTTTGTGCTGTTCTTTGGCATGGCTGACAGTGCCGTCGCGTTGCTTTTTAGCAGCGCTGATTGTATCGTCACGCTGCTTCTTGGCATTTCCGACAATTTTTTCATACTGAGACTTTGAGATAGAGTGATTTACATAATATTCAGTTTCAGCGGCAGAAGTCGTTGCCTTGTATTTCTTGTCAGCAGCGTCCTTTGCTTCTCTGTAAGTTTTATTAGCAGCACTGACGACCGCATCGGTCTGTTTTGCGGAAGTAGAGATAACTTCCTTAAGCTCCGCTTGGCCCATCTCATGCTTGGATTCTGACAGTTTTTGCAAAAGGTCCTTTTCCTTGCCTGCACTGACTTTTAAGCTTTGATAAGTGTTGGCATCCGCTTGTACCTGTAAGGTCTTCATGTTTTTAAGATGGCCTTTTTGCAGTTTTTGAAGATCTTTATCCTCTTGACCTTGGAGTTTCTTTTTCTCATCCGCAACTTTACGCGCCGTCTTGGCGTCAAAACTGGCAAGCTCTTCCTTCGTAGCACCTGCTTTGACAAGCTTTTCACGTTGAGCGGCACGGTCTTTCAAAATCTTGTTGACCGCTTCGGTACTCTTCTTTTCGTACTTGCTCTCGGTATCGTTACGCTGTTTGAAGTATTTTTCACTCTCCTTTTGCATTTCAGCATATGATTTCTTCATTTGGGCGGCTTTAGTGGCATCGTTCTTTTTTTCTTTTGCCAGAGCTTCGTCAGCCTGCTTTTGAGTAATGGAACCGTTTTTGACCAGCAAATCTAAGTCTTTTTTGGACTTGCTTTCCTTGCCCTTGTAATAGGCGTCAACGCTTTTAGACATATGAGCATATGCTTTGGTCATATCAGCTTCGATTTTGCCAGCCTGTTTACCAGTGGCACTGCCAAGCATGATGGTGTCGCCCATGATCTTGTCCATGTCTCCTTGATACGATTTGACAAATGTTTTGACACTACCATGCAATTTATCAGTAACCCGTGTCATGTTGTTACTAAGTTTAGGGTGGAAGGCAGACTCAACGCCGTTTTGCATGTCCATTCCCAGCTTTTTGCCTATTTTGCTTCCACCTAGTGATTTGCCAATCTTCTCGCCCAACGCTGAACCTGCTAGCGCACCGATACCGGCGCCGACAGCTGTACCGACAGGCCCCGCAAAAGTACCAACAGCGGCGCCAGCTAACGCACCACCGGCAATACCACCGACGCCACCGCCAACAACGCCGCCAGCAACTGTTGATCTTTCCTTCTTTTTAGCAGCGCTCAGCTGATAAACTCCATCTGCGACAGTTATTGCAGTGCCAAGTCCTGCAACTGCTTTTAGAGCTCCTCCAAATCGTCCGGCTACTTTTGCGCCCTTGCTGATCTCCTCAGTGTCCTTGGCAAGAGTGCCGCTTTCTTCTACTGCTGACTTATTGCGGGTGAATATGCTCATGAGCCGTGAAATAATACTTTGTTTTGGCTTTGCCTCACTGGCCATTCGTTCCGCTCGTGAGGCATACTGCTTAACTTCTGTTTCACTTTCTTCAGGAATGCTGACCGTTTTTGCCCGGCGTTTGCCAGCAGATTTTCCTCCGCCAAAGCTGGGAATATCATTACTACTGTTGCCGTTTCCAGAAATGGGGGCGTTGTTATCCGTTTGCGGAAGACTGCTGGTCCCTTTTATTTCCTGACCGAGTTTTTTGATCAGACTAACTGCTTTGGACAGCAAGCCGATCTTACCTGCACCGTCACCGATAATCAGGTCAATAAAGCCTTTGACAGGTAGCATGTTAGTCGCGGTCTTGTAGGCAATGATTCCGGCCGCCAGATCGCCAAAAAGCTTAGGATGTTTGTCTGCAAAATCAGCAATACCATCGAGCATCGGTTTAAGAATCCGCAGGCTGTCCGCGAAGGCAAGGAATGATACCTTACCCAGTGCTCGTCCTGATTCGGCAGTTGCCGTGAAGAATGTCTTGATCTGAGTTGCATGGTCGGCAATCAAATTACTTAAGTTTGTTACTGTATCCGCCAGCTTGCCCATCATCATGTCTAACAGTTTTGTACCACTGGGCAGGTTGAATGCCTTGCTAAACGCGGACGTAATGGTATCCAGCCCTTTGGTCATCGACTGGCCCAGCTTGGTGAACTCCGCGTCCGTATTTTTATCCTGCACCCACCGCGAAATCGCGCCCAAAACTGGGTTCTGGGCCGTCATAAACGGCCGATAAATGTCTCCCATAAGCGCAGGCATACGAGACTTGATAACCCGTGTCATACCGGGAATGGTTTGCATCAAGTTTTCTGACGCTTTGCTATATTTCTGCCCCAATTCTTCGATAACGGCAGTGGCGTCTTTAGCACTGATCTTGCCTGCACTCATTTGCGCACGAAGATCAGTCATGGTCAGCTTAGAATTATGCTGCACCCGTTGCTCATACTTCAGCATTGCATCGGCCATCATCGGGAAAGCATCCGTTAACTGATTGAAGTCGCCCAGCTGGACAACAGATCCAGATAGTGTATGGGTGAAGTCAAGACCGACCTGTTGAATGCGGTCACTAGATAATCCAATCGCATCACCCATTGTCAGAAAAGCGGAAGTTAAGGCTTCGGTTTTGGGTTGGTTATCAAATACATGGTAAAACTGCTGGTTAAGTTCATTGACCAAATCAGTATCTTGACCAAACTTGACTGAAAGCTCATTGGTCATATCAACCATGGCCTTGCCCTTTTGAGCATTGCCAGTCAGTGTGAGCCAAATGGCATTCATTTGATCCTGCTGCTTGTCATATTCGACGCCGGCCGCGGTAGCCTCCTGGATTTTTTCCTTTAAAGTCTGCCAGCCATTTGAAATTGCATTCCCGATGAAACCGCCAGCCATGGATCCAGCCATGATTTCCTTAAGATGGCTGAACTTATCGCCAGTTTCTGCTGCTTGCGCGTCAACTTTTTTTAGTGATTTAGTGGCTTCGTCTTTGGTTTTAACCGTAGTCTCAACAGTTTTTGGAACAGAGCCAACGAGCTTTTTAAAGTCAATTACCCGGCCATCTTCAACTTTTGCTAGCAGCTCGACCTGTTTCTCTTTTGGAAGACGTTCCAGTAGTGCGCTGAATCCTTTTACACCCGCTTCTTGAGCCTTTGCTATGAGTTCAGTTTTGACCTCTTTGGGAAAGCTGTCCAGGGTACGCTTAGCCTTGTCTGTGTTCTCCTTGATAGAATCATCCATCTTGTTGCCGGCTTGGCTGCCAAAATCATTTAATATTTTGTTGGCCTGATCAGTATCACTGATCAATTGATCCTTACCCTTCAGGGCAACTTCAATAGAAATCGTGCCGTCTGCTGCCACGATAAAACCTCCTTTCTTTACTTAACTGCGCTAGATGCCCATGCTGCAAAGAAGTCAGCAGCATCCGATGAGTGCTTCGCATTTCGGTATTTATCCAGTACATAATAATTTTGTAATTCCACCAAATTGGCGAGTTCCTTGCCATCGAGTCCCTGACGAGATCGCTGCCGAATATCGATGATGCGCATGAAATAAGACGAGCTCGGTAAGCCATCTAACATGGCACGAAACTTGTGCCAATGCAGCTTTCCTAGTTCGTCTTCCAGATCAACACCGTAAAATGCGCGAACACTTGACCATATCGCTGGAGCGTCCTGAGTATACGAGAAATACTCTTCAGGCGCGCCACTATTGACGGCCGCTTTGGATTCTTGGCCATTTTCTGAAGTCGTTTCGTCATCCGATGAATCATGATATGGCTGCTGACCGATGTACTGATTAATCCATTCAAGCGCTCGCAACCGATCAGCTGGGCCAACGTCTTCGGCATTTACAAACATATGCCAACCAATGACGCCCTTTTGAGCATCGGTCTTGTCTTCACGATCAAGCAGTTCGAACCATCGCAATACGTTATCAAACGCTAAATTAACACGATATTTCTTGCCTTTGCACTGCCAGTACCATGCTAGCGGATGAGTTAAGCTAATCATTATCCTTGTTGCCATCGAATGCTGGATATTCTTTGTTTTCAGCATCCTTCAGCGCTTTTTCAGAGGCCCGTTTGACAAGTCCGAGCACAAACAGTAGTCCATCGGTGCTTTCGTTGAGATCGTGGTACAGTCGTTCAGCTTTATCTTTGCCAACCGTGTCTTCAAAGAAGGCCATGATGATGTCACGTTCTTGGCGGATGGTGTTTCTAACAAATTCCAGCTGTTCATCAACCGGCTTTTTGTCGATGCTATTGTCCTTTTTCTTATCGTCATCAGTTAATTGTTTGACGAGTGCGTTTGCTTTCACCCACGCTTCGCGCATTGCTTGCTGCGTTTTGTCTGAAAACCGGAATGTATAAGTCTCGCCCTTATAACTCAGATCCTGCTTAGTGGTCAGAACTTCGTCCAAATTGATTACGTTACTCATGATTTCCTCCTAATGGCCGCCTGGGGTTTACCCATACTGTTGATTTCTTTGGCGACCCTGTCTTTTTAAGCGGCAGTAACAGTTACTGCCGTGCTTGCGGTTTTGCTGCCATCGTGTGTTGTTGCGGTAATAGTAGCAGAGCCGGCAGACACACCGGTTACAACGCCGCTAGGGCTCACAGTAGCAACTGATGCGTTGCTAGATGCATAGCTAACAGACTTGTCCGTCGCATCATCTGGACTGACTGTAGCCGTTAATGCTGTGGTTGCTCCCACTTTTACGCTCGCTGTTGACGGTGTCAGAGATACCCCGGACACCGTTACGGTTTTGGGACCGCAGGCGTAGGTACTGCAGGCGTATAAACGGGCTTACCGTTGAATGCCAGAGTGAAGGACATCGTCTGCTTAGCGCCAGGAGCACCGCCGGAAGTAACAATGTTGCTGATAGTAACTAGCCCAACAACAGTAGAACCATCGGCTTGCGTCCAACGTGCTAAAGTCTTGAGATCGTCGCCAAGGTCAAGCAAGTGGCTTGCAATATAGTCCTGAGCCGGGTCGCCTTCCAAGCGGTGGCCCGTATAAGCCAACTGGAGACGCTTGCCAGTGACATCAGTTGATCCATAACCTTCGCCATCGTAATAGACGTCATTAGCCGTTGTTTCATTAAGTGTTGGCGTAAAGTTATTGATGCCGGCTGCCAATGGTACAAAGGCTGCATTGGTGATATCAGTCGGATCTTTGGACCCCTTGGTATCGATCTCAAACTTGTTCTTAAAGTTCAAGTTAAATTCTTTTTCTGCCATTAAAAATCACTCCTTATATTTGTTTGATGTAACGTTAAGCGCAACATCTAGGGTGTATACAAAAAAGCCACGTGAATCGGCTTGGGTGATGCTTGGTTCAGACGTGGTTTCAATTTTATCAAAGTGGAAATCATCAGATGGAAGATCTTTCAACTGCTTAACAAAATCGGAGACTAGCCACATGATTGTGTTGCCCAATTGCTGATCCTTGGTACGGATAGCAATTTCGTAGTAAAGCCTAGTTTCTTGATTACCGGCAAAGTCCTCATCAATCACTGATCCGTTTTTGGTCGGATAGATTGAAAGCGATTCATCAGCAGAAAGGAAGCCCATGCTGACTTTCTGGGGCATGCCGGGAATCGTGTTAATTGCATCCGTCAACGTTTTTAAGGCATTCATAAATCAAGCCCCCTCAGATAAGCGTCACGGATCCGCTTCATCTTCTGATCGTTTGCCTCAATCATTTTGTCCCAGTGAGGGCCTGTCCCCTCAGTCGTGTAGCGATGAAAAGTTACTTGGGTGCCGTCTTTTTTCGTGTAGCCGCCGTTAAATTGAGCTGCCGCATAAACACTGCTAAATTCTACGGATGATCCGTCAGGGGTAGCAGTGCCTCGAAGATCGCCATGCAGCCTGGGGACAACGCCAGTGCTGTAGTCAGTCAATTCCGTGCCAAGCTGAGTAGCAGCGGCTGTGAGTGCTTTGCCTTGAGCTTTTGGCCCCAGCTTACTCATTAAATCAACGTCAACTGTTACTTTCACGCCCATCACAGCACCTCCAATTCGTAGCCCCAGATGTCCGGCTTGTCTGAATCCTTCAAGACGTTGACCGAAGTAATGGTGTACTTGCGACTGTCGAATTCGGCAACACCCTCTAGCCACGTCTCATCCAATACAGGCATACCAGGGTTAGCGGCGGTCCGAATATAGATGGCCGCGTTGGCGACCACTTGGCGATTGTTGTTCGTGCCAGAATAAACGGTTCCGCGGTCGATACGAACGTGCCCCAGGCTCACTGGTGGGCCATAAATGGGCTTTTGCCAATCATCATGGTCCACCGCCTTGATAAGCACAATAGCGTCGTTATACGCCACCAGAAAGTCCATGTCATCGGACATATGCGACACCCCTATACAAGAGTCCGGTACCGCTCAATGCGGCGAGAGCGTCCGCGCTGATTGCCGACACGCCGCTTTTGTTATTCGCCCATGATTTGGTGACTGTAGTCTTGCCGATCGTCTTGGTCTCACTAGTAGGCTCATGGATAGCCTGCTCGGTGGTCGTGATTCCAGAATCAATCATGTAAGCAATTTGACAGGTAACCGCCCGCTTAAACTTACTGGCACGAAGTGGCCACGGGTCAGCATTAATATCGTTGACTTGATAGAAACCGTGTGTCTGGTCATCTAGATATTCGCTGGCCAAATCTGCCAATTGATCGAAGTTCTTAGGCATATCTGCATCAGTAATATGCATTGCCTGCATGTAATCATCTTTATCTACATAGGCCATATCATCACCTCACAAAGCCGCCGGGGTTCCCCTATTGTTAATTTCGATGGCGACTAGTATTGACTATTTGGTTGGAACTAACGCCAAAAGATCAGCCTTTGCTGTCTTTCCGGTGAAATCGATGCTGTGAGCAGTCAACCAAGCCTTGATTTCATCAACGGTCTGAGCATCAGTCGGCTTAACGCTGCCATTTGGATCAAATCCGTCTGATACTACTGGCGGATTAACAACAAGTGCCTTGGTGTCGTCCTTAAGCCAAACGCCATAGTATTCGTCAACGTTGATCTTGGTTGTCTTGTGGTCAATATCACGCGCGGTCTCAACTACCACACCACGTTTCATGTTGATACCAAGAGCACCAGCCTTAACAGCCAAGTAAGTACCAACAGGAATCTTGCGGGATGTAGCAAGCTGCCAGCCGAAGATTTCACCGAGTACACCGCTTGTCAGAACCTGATCGCCGAGCTCGGAAGCTCGAGTGTAGTCAGATGCTGCAGCCTTACGGAGCTTGTTGTAATCCTTCAAGTTCATGTAAAGCACACCACGTACTGGTGAAGATCCTTCGGTGTTGAACTCGCTTGTATCGTCTTCAAAAGTTGCCTCAATCGCGTCGATCAAGTCAAGATCAGGGGCCGCATGGGTCAGTGTCAGACGAGCATTCAGCAATGCGGTAACGCAATCGTTATCGACCTTAGAACCAATGGCCATGGACAGCTGGTTAGCGGCTTCCGTCTTTGGATCGCCAAGGCCAACCTCAACAGCGAAGTCAGAGATTTCTACCCCTTTACCGGCTCGCTTGATCGTCGAAGTGGTTTTGCCGTTCTGCATTTTTGAATAGTCAATACTATCACCTTCAGCAAAATCAACAGCATCACCGATATACTTCCAGTGCGGGACCGTGATGGTATCGCCCGGTACACCCACCAGAGTGCTGTCAACAGTTGCCAGAGGCGAAAAAGTAATTGCCTTAGGAAGCCGTGCCGCGATCATCTGGGCCATAACCTCAGGAATAATCATTGAGTTCTTGTCAGTCGTTTGTGGATTTGGAAAAGCCATTCAAATCATCCTTTCTTATTCTTCATGTGTCATTTTCGCTGCTAACTGATCGTAGGTAGCAGTGGCTGGATTGAGAGTTTCATTTGCATTTGTATTTGGATCAGGGTTGCCAGTGACTGTAATAGGTGGTGTATCCTGCGGCTTCGGTGCCTCTTCGCTTTTGAAGAGAAACTTGCTGCTGTCATCTGACTTGAGTGCTTCGAGCTGATCATTTAATCCGGTAACATTGCCCTTATCATCCAAGCCAAGCTTGTCCTTGTCAATCAGGGCTGATGCCGCTTTGGTGTTCAACGCGCCGGCTTTAACCAGTGCAAGCTCAGTCTGATAACTCAGTTGTGTTTCCTTGAGTTTCTTATAAGCCGCATCATCCTTCGCCTTGTTGTCGGCTTTGAGCTTGTCGATCTCAGCCTGAAAGTCCTTGTCATCCTTGTGGGCTGACTTTAACTCGTTCAGTTGCTTGTCCGAATCGGACGCGCGCTGCTTCAGCGCATCCCGTTCTGTCGTCAGCTGACTGACTTGGCCCTTCAGCTCGTTAACATCGGCCCCATGGAGTGCCATAACCTTTTCGATTTGCTCGTCCGAAAGATCTAATCCTTTTAATTCTTCACGTTTCAAAACAATCTCTCCCTTACGTGTTTTTGACGCGGTACGACCGCGAATTGGGTAAAACAACTAGCGGTTTTACGACATGCTTGGGTCGAATCATTACATGAATGATTTCTCTCTTGAATAGTCCCGTGCCAGAAAGTCGTGGTCCTTGACCAACTGCCGCAATGCAGCTTGGTTGTTCTTGATCAGCTGTTGGTAATGCTGCTGACCTTGGTCGTCTTGCATTTTGTTGGCCAGGGCGGCATTTGCTTTGTACTTCCGCACGCGGCGCTCTAACGCCCGCTGTTGCTGTTGAACGTTGCCATTGGCAATGGCCTGTTCCGGGTCAAACTGAGTGAAACTGTTGGTGTTGGCTCCAGGGACATATCCCCATTTCTGGTGACGGCAATTAATGCCAAACGTTCCACCGGGTTCTCCATAGCCATGATGGTATAACGATTCAAACCATTCTCCGCTTACGTCAGATCTAAACGACTGATAACGTGTAGTCACCGTCCTGCCCTGAATTGGCGCACATGCTGGCCGGCTCGCAGCGTGACTAGACATCACAAATGTGTCGATACCGTAGTCGTCTGCTGCTTGATCTCGAACTGCTTGAAATGCTCTATCGCTCGTGGTGGTGATCACTGTTCTCGCGTAGCTGTCAATAGACCACGGATGCGTCCCCTTATCAACGAGTACGGTCTGAATGCCTTTGTCACGCCACGAATACACAGTATCCGCTAAGGCCCTGGCAGGCGTTTTAAGGCCCGTTATCACCTGGGCGGTGGTTTCCTTGACAATCTGCTGATAAGTGCGCATGGCGGCATTCTCGCCGTAATTAGTGGTAATTAGCGTCTGATTGACGTTGTTATCCAGATCAAGGAATGTCTGTTTAAGGTAGCCATTCATCATTTTATCGATGCTCGGGCTTGGCTTGATTTTAGTGCCTGTTGCACGTCCTAGGCGATCATATTCGGTATTAGCAATTTGAATGCCGAAGTCGTTGAACAGATGACGAATCTTTGGCTCAGCTATTTTAGTTACTAGGCTTACTTCTTTTATAGTTGCTTCGTTAACTAGATGCATCTGATTAAGCTGCTCCGCTTGCCATTGCAAAACATGGTCCTTGTCCAGCGGGAATGCTCCATGGTTCTGCAGCCGATCAACGAACATTTCAAATATTGATTGCTCGAGCGAGCCATAAATATCGCCAATGGTAGCCTGAGCGATGCTTAATTGATAAGGCGTTGCTTTCGGCATCAGCTATCACCGTTCCCGCCAAACAATCCTCCCTGTTCGCCAGACGGCAACGCTGGCTGCGATTCTGCTGAAGCCTCTTGGGCATACTGCTTTGCCACATCGTCCGGAACACCAAGCGCTCTAGCGATGGCCACACGTTTTGGCACGAGCCCCGCAGCAGCGGCTTTGATCCAGTAGTCGAGGCTTGCTGCCTTGTCAGTAAATACACCATCGTCAAAACTAACCGTCACCTGGTCAATCGTTGGAATCGGGCCACTATACAGCGGCGCGCCATCAACAACTGTTGCACTAGCCAGTTCGCATATCGATACGCACAGTTCTTGGATAGCGCGTTCAACCATTGTCAGCTGGCTGTTTCGTGTCTGATAGGTCATACTGTTCTCACTAACGACTTCTGTCGCCGTTTTGAGCCCCTGATTATCAAACGAGAACGTACCGGATGACAAGCCGACCTGCATTTCCAATGTCTTAATAAAATGATTTAGTGAGGCAATGTAGTCTTGGGACCTAATCGGAGTGGTCAAGTCGGTAATTCCAACATCATCTGGGTCACCGGGCACGCCGATGAACACATTGCTGTCAGGGTCGAATATTTGCTTCGGTGTCTTGCTTGGGTCATCGCCGAATACAACATCAGTCATTGCTTCTGACACCGCTACATGCCGTTGCCCCATCTTGATTTCCCAGTTAAATTGGTCGTATGCGTCGTTAATTTGTTTAAGCGTGCTTAAAGCATTGTCACAAATGCCGACGCCTAACGGGCTAGTAATATTCCGGTTGTTGAATCCGGCCGGCTTGAGGTACGTGAAGAGCGGTCGAGTAAATACTGCAGGGTCAAGCTGAGCCGTTGGTGCCAAGTTGGGGTACAGCACGCTCAGGTCGACCTTAATACCCACATTGTCAGGTGTTTCCGACCGATACAGCTCATTGGTCACCGTGTACTGGTTCTCGCTCCACTCGTGGAATTCCAAAAGCGTGTAGTACGCATTATTACTTTCCTCGGTCCGAACCGTACGAGTTGCGATGGCCGCGTTGGTTACATCGCTGGTATTTGAACGCAGCGGGAAAAAGCTCGGGGCCTGCACCCATGCCAGCTTGACTTTTTTAGTGCTGTAATCAACGTATGGGCGGATTGCAATGCCTCCGAGTGCCAAGCACGATTCAAGGTATCGCTCGAAGTTTTTGTTGAAGTCGTTATCGTCAAGCACGCTGTGGATAAACGTGTCTGCTTCATCTGGATTTTGATAATCGACAGCCTGACCATTTTCGTCGCTCTTCGCCTGTCTGGTCTCAACGGTGATCTTGCTTTTCTCGTTATAAATTATTGACGCCATCCGTCGGCAAATGACCTGCATCATATTCAAAGTCACGTATTGCCGCTGACGCTGGTCACCATACATGTTGAGATACTTCACATTGGGAAAACGGCCCTCAAAATACTGTTTGTCAAGGTCGATTCTTCTGTATTCGCGTGAATCAATGCTTATTTTTGGATGATCAGTGATCTGCCCCAGACTTTGCACTACGCCCATTGCTTCACCCCCTTTTCTGAATAAATTTTTGATTGCTTGAATTAGTCCCACGTCATCACCTTCTAGCGTTTAAGCCCAAGCCTGCGGGCATTGTCCATAACCATATATTTGAACTCATCGACTGTATGGTCGTTCTCCTTAATCACCTTGGGGTCGTCGGATTCCATTGTCTTTTCGTCCCATTGATAATCACGGTGCTGCTCTAGAAACACCTTATTGCTTGGCGTATCCAAAACATAAACACGTCCCTGCGCAAGCAGGTTTTGAACGTAGTCGATCATGTCGGCCTCTTTGAGCTTGCTAACTGGGTGCCAGTAGTCGTGATAGTCGAACACATATTGGTTCCTGATTGCGCCTTCGGCAGAGTCGATTGTCTTATTGCCAACGGACGCATCCGGGTACTTCTTGCACATCTTAACGATAAAATCGTGCATGTCACGCACCAGGACGCTTGGCGGCCGCTTGTGGCTTTGCCCGGCAGGCGAATAGTAATAGGTGTCCAAAACGATAACCTTGCCTCGTGCTGTGACCCCATACGCTGACAGGGCTGTTGCTGATTGCATGTGCCCAGTATCGACCGAAAATAACAGCAGCATGATCGGGTCATTTTCTGGCACGTGGTCGACGATGTGGAACAGGTTCATGTTGTAGACGTTGGTTCCAAGCCCAATGGCCTCGCCTAAATACAGCCAGCGATAATAGTCGTAGTCGTTGGCTTTGTACTTCCTGATGAGGTCCAGCTGCTGCTTCGTAGTAACGCCCAATTCATCATCGAGGTAAGTACTAGCATCAATAAAATAGTCCGAGTCATCAGCCACGGAAGCCACCCACTCGTTGATCCAGTCGTACGGATTTTTGGGCGGATTATAGCTGTAAAACACTGGCACTTGATCAACCCATGGACTTTTCTGCCGGATAAACGTCGGGTTTGTCTGGTCGAACACCTCGGCAGACTTAAAGTTTGCTGCTTCTTCGTACCAGAGCGCAATGATATTCCCTACCGTGTTTGACTTGAGCTTTTCTGGCTTATCACCTCCATAAAAATAAAAGGTGCTGCCGGTTGCCCGGTGAATGATCCGCATCGGTGAAACAGAGAAGTTGAATTCATTGATGATGTGCAGCTTTTCCAGTGCCCACGAGATTTGCGAGTATACAGAATCCCTTAAGTTGACAGTGTTCTCACGAATGATGACCACGTTGGCCCGATGACCGAACTGGGCTTGACGTTTGAGCATCATCACAAGCCTGAGGCTGATTGTCGATGATTTGAACGACCCACGGCCACCCTTGAGAATGAAGTACGGCCGCTTGGATCGCCAGAACCGATAGAAGTGCGGTTGAACCAGGCTACTAATTTTGATCATCGGTTGCTTGGCCGTCTGGGATATCGTCGACAATAATCGCGCCTCCTTCGTTAGCTGCCCGTTTGATGTCGTTGGCCTTAGCCTCTGCAATGTCCGCTTCTGCCGCAGCCTTACGGGCCTGGGCTTCGTTGAGGCCCTTGAATGCTTGATCCCGGAATAACTCTGGCTTGCGATTCTTAAGCCAGAAAATCTGGGCTGAGGTATCCGGTGCCAGCTCGTTCTCATTGACCAAGATTGGAATCCTTTCATAAGTTGGTACGTGCTCAACCGATGCCTGAACCAGTTGTTCACGTGTCAGTTCTGGGTGATCCAGCTGATAGCCTTTACGCCAGTGTGCCCGTTTGGCCTCTAAGACGTCGTCTCGCAGTGGTACCATCTTATAGGTTGTATTGGTCACGGTCATACCCAGAGCCCGCCTAATAAGCGATCCTGCGACCATTTGGTCAACAATTTCTTTTCCCTTCTTTAGGGCGTCAGAAATGTCAGAATACTTCTTTTTCCAATCATAAAGCGTTGGCCGCCTAATGCCGATATTGTGGGCAATTTGCTCGTCAGTTAACCCGTCACGTGCCCATCCTTCCAGCAATGCGAGCCGTTCGGGTGTCTGCCATTCTTGATACTTCCCGCGTGCCATTACATATCACCACACCTCCTAATTAATAGTTGTGTCCTTTAGTGGTTCCCTATTTTGAAATGGTCCACGCATAGCACTTCACCGCCATTAATGGTAGCAAGACCCGATGGTCCCATGATAGTCATATTGTTCCCCACCACCATGTACTTCATTTTGTCATTGCCTGGTTTTCTGTCCTCTGTACTGATCGTAGTGCGCTGCTTTGAAAAGCAATAAGACCGGCCAAACATATTGATCTGAATCCATGACTCGGCATAACGCTTGCCGTTCTCCCAATATTTCGTAATGTAGTGATGCATTGTAATTACCTCCTATGTCAGATTAAAGGCCAAAGTCATTTACCGTTGCGGCCTTTTTCTTTCTCTTTTTTCAGCCATTTCTCTAGTTCGGCGTCCGCCTTAACATATTCGGGTGGCTCGTAACCATACTTGGAATGTAAGCGTCGAATAAAATAGCGTATTGAAGAGGCTCGTGCCGATCCCGTATGATTACAGGGTCAGCACGAGCCTCGCTCTTCACTATTCGAGCTCTGTTGATTGCTTGGTACACCGTTCTTTC